AAAATCAATTATAGCATCAGCATCTTGTTGCGTATTAACTGCTCTCATAGTTTTCATAATAGTATTTGGTGGACATTTACCTTCTTTAATATCAGATAATTTTGTGGTAGTAGGCCAACAAGTTATATTTTTATAATTAGCAAACTTAAATATAAATTTTTCATCATTAGAATTCCAATATGATATTATATCTAAAATAGTACTATTATTTCTTATTAAATCATTCATATTTTTATGAATTAAGTTTTCTAGTGCATTAATTTTAGAAATAGATGAAATATATAATTCTGGTTCTTGTATATTTTTTAAGTTAGATTTTGTTATTCCTATTATATTAGAAAATTGACTAAATGCCCATGTAATTGCATCCTTAATTTTTTTAAATTCATCTTTAACAAATTTTTTTAGTAAATCCATAGTATCCCAAAATAATTTATTCATTTGTATACCTCGTGTGTAAAGTAATTTTAAAATATTTTCAGCACTATATTTAAATTCAAAATATGCTATACGCTCTTTGTCCCTTTTCCACTCTTTAGTATCTTCCATATATTTTTGAGCTCTAAATTGTTTTAGAAAAAAAATTATACTCGATGACACGACATTAAGACCTCTAGTTATCCATAGCGTTTTTTTAGGATTTTCAGACTTCCATTTATCAAATTCGGATACATAATATGGATTCTCACCAAAATTAATATTATTAGTCTTAATACAGTAAGTACACCTAAAATCATCTTTCACATTTTGGTATTTACAAATACCTAATTCATTACTTCTATAAGGTTTTGAATGTTTCGCACTACAAATCCAATCACTATTATCAAGTTGTATATTATTAATATTTTTTTGTTTGCTTTGAAGCATTTCGTTTTCATAAAATTGATACCAAAGAGAAGGTTTACATGGATTTGGTGAAGTATTAACACATGACGAACTATCAGAACCTTCGTTAACAATAAGTAGTTGTTGTTTTTTTAACCAGTTTGACCAAAATTTGGTATTATATTTTTCCTGAATTTGTAACCAATATCTGAAATAAAAAATATCCTTACTATCATTGTCACTAAAATGTTGTTCAATATATTTAGAACTATTTGTCATCCAATTATCAAAAATATCTTTATCTATACGCCATCCTTTAAAATTTGTATTATTCGGCAATTCTGAAGAACTAATACTATTATTTATGTTCATTTGGGTTTCAAACCATTTTCTAAATTTATCACGAGTTACTTTAATCCAGCCTTTCCACCATATACCTATAATTGTATCATTTGGATTTTGTAATTTACAGCTTTCATTATTACATATAATATGTTCTGGAAAACCCTCGAGAGGCATATCATTAGATAACCAATATCTCCACCATACAGTATTACTATTAGATTGAATATTTAACCATTTATTTGTTACCGTTACAATTTTTTCTTTATCTAAAACATAAGTATCATATTTTATATTGTATTTATCTCCATTATCGGATACCCTTTCTAATAAATTTGTCCATGATTTTTTAGATGTGTCAAAACATATTAATCCCAATCTAGTTTCATCCAATCCTTTATTAATATCAGTATGAAACTTATTAATAGGATTGAGTATAGCATAACATGTATTAATATCTTTATCTTGAATATGAATTAATGCTTTACATTTTTTTTTTGATGGTGCACAGATAAGTTTTGCTTCAGCAATTGTAGTGTTGTCAAATTTTTCAATTTCTATATTTATTAAATTACCATAAATTTGTTTCTTTTCATCTTTACTAAATTTAATATATGTAAGTTTATCTATGTCATCTTCTTTAGCTATATTAGTTTTAAAATTTTGAAGCAAATTGTATAATTCTTCTATATTTAGTTCACTATACCGTCCCAAACTGTTAGGTACATCTTTTGTTGGAAATAAAAATGAATTAGTTAATATGCAATTAGGTTTATTATACCAAATGTCTTTATCATTGTAAAATTCTTTGTTAAAATTAGTATTAGTATAACCACCATGTAATATATTAGATTCGATAGTATCTTCTACAATTTCATCTATATCATATGAGCCATTATGTAATTCATTTTTTAATAATTCATCAGCTTCGTAATATAAAGTTTCGGCTTGTTCCTTGACATTTTTATCTATATTTAAATTTAAAATATTATCAATTTCATCCTCTTCAAAATCCATATCCAATTTTAAAGTTTTAACTAAAAATTCTTTTACCATACTACTTTCACATGTGTACCCACCCCCCTTCATATTAGAATTATTTAAATTAGTGATATTAGAATGTTCTAAATACATATATGGTATTACATCTTTCTCTATTTTTTTTTTAACTTTATTTTGAGATAAACTACTACCATAAATAATATCATTTTTAATTCTGCGACTACAAGGTAGTAATTCTACTAATTCAATTATATTAGAAACATTTTTACCACCAGACTGATAAAATAATTCTTCGGCCTTTAGTTTAGCCATTTATATTAATTGTAAATATTTTTTTTTTGATATTATACATCATTTATATCCTAATTTATGACCTTTACCTGAAAATGGAACAAAAGGATTTCCATCACCAGAATCACCATCATCTTTAAAATTTTGATTAAAATTAAATTTACCACGTTTAAATTTAGAGTTTTCTATTTTTTGTTTCTCCAAATCCTCTTTTTTCTTCTTTTCTAATTGTTCTTGTTTCTCTTTTATATATTCTTTATAATCATATGGTTCTTCAAAATCGACTTCTAAATCTGTATCTACAATACAAATACTATCAGATGGTTCACACTTAATAACATCTATATATATTTGTTCATCATTATAGGGAATAACTACAGTTTGATTTTTAGTTAAATGTGTATATAATTTATTTAAATTATATTCTAAAAAACCTTTATGGTCAGGTATATCTAAAAAATTAGAACTATGTGATTTAAATGTTACTTTAGTTCCATTATCTATTTTAGATGTTAATAATGTTACCTTACAATTAGAATTTTCTTCTAAACTCATATTAGCTAAATAATGATTTGAAATTAATAATTCATCTATATCATCTCTAAATTCATGTACACTAAATAAAGTGTTATAATCGTTAATTTTAAATTTTAATGGATAAGATATATCTTCATACTTAGATATTTCATACAATATTCTTTTCGGTAAAATAATTTTACTACTATTTTCTAAATATTTTATATCATCGTAATGATGATAAAATATTAAAGGTAAACACTTTAATTCTAAATCTATAAATTCAGGCATTTGTATATAATTAGAATTATAGTTTGATTGATAATTAGTATAATTAGTATTTTGTATATAATTATTACTATTAATTAATTCATTTTCATTTACATTTTCATTTTCATTTTCATTTTCAGAATTGTCATCAATAAATTCTTCTGATGATAAATTAGTGTTAGAGTCATTTGAATTATAACTAAATTCAGAATCGGACATAATAATTATTTAATTAATAAAAATAAAAATCAAATTTTATATCTATTTAAAATATATCTATTTTTATTAATTATGAATATTGTTTTTAATAAAGGGCTACCATACAGGAGTTATGGGTTATATAGTATATTAATCAGTGAATGGTGTATTTTAGGCGACTGTATGCAACCAGAATGTCATCATTGTTATCCAGTTAAAGATTGTAAAAAACACCATTTATGTAAAAAAGAAGGTACTTGTAAATCTATTCCCATTCCTAAGGAAAAATTAAATAAGTTATAAATAAAAATTTAATTTATTTAATGAATATATAATGAATAGTGAAGATTTGGATATTGAACAAGATATTAAAAATAATCATAATATTATTGATTTATTAGATAATACGTTTCTAAATTTAAAAATGTTGTCAGAAATAAATGAACATGATAAATTATATATAGAGAATAATTTACTAAAAATAGACTCTCCATATATGTTACAAGGAATTATGAGGTGGTATCACGAATATTCTAGAAATAAAACATTAGATTATCTAGATACGATCATTAAGAATATTAACTATATTTATGACATAATTAGTCAAAAGAAAACTAAAAATCATAATAAAGAATACGAAAATATTTTACAAAATTTATTACTAAACATTAATTTGGCAACAAAAGGTTTAACTAATTTAAAAATAACATATAAAAACGATGTGTATACAAAATCTAAATTAGATATGATTATTGGTAAATTTAAAACTACATTAGATAGGATTAATAATTCTATAAATATTATTGATGTTAGAAAAGATTAATTAAAATTTGATCCTAATAAACCAAAATTATTAAATTTATATGAATTTTTAATAGGACTACATTTATTGTTAATTTTATTATTAGATTGTGGGTTATTTTTAGTTACTACTTTATTAATAGGAGATTGTGTTGTATTATTTTTCACATTATTAGGTTTATTTTCGGTTAAAGACTGAAAATTATTTGTTAATGTCTCTGAATAAATTTCTTCAAAATTTAATAAATTATTTTTGTGTTCACTATTAACATGTTCACTATTAACATGTTCACTGTTAGTATGTTCACTATTAGTATGTTCACTGTTAGTATTTAGTTCACTATTAATGTTTTGTTTATTTATATTATTTAACTCTGAATATATATGATTTCTATTTTCAGCTAAAGTATTTATCATATCTTCTCCACCTAAATTATTTATAGATTCTTGTTCGCTTTGAATTAAATTGTTATTCATATTATTTCGATTATTCATATTATTTCGATAATTATTCATATTATTTTGATTATTATTCATATTATTTTGATTATTATTCATATTTCGATTATTATTCATATTATTTCGATAATTATTAGTATTTTGATTATTATTCATATTATTTCGATTATTATTCATATTTTGATTATTATTCATATTTTGATTATTATTCATATTTTGATTATTCATATTAATCAGTCCGCTATTAGAATTTGAATCGGTATGTAATAGATAGTCTACTAATGCTTGAATATCTTTATTTTCAATTGCTGGTCGTATTAAACTATAATTACCAACTTTATTTGCTTTTTCAGTTACCTTTTCAATTAAATATGATATATTAATAGGACTTTCGGTTTGCAATGTCTCTTGAAATACATTATTATCAAACATATTTAATTTAGAAGCATCTTCTTCGATTTTATCTTTTAATT